GAATTATTAATCTTTTGCAGCAACTTAGTAAGAAGAACATTCTTTGAACTAAGCCAAAACAAGAACGATGCTGATGTTAGTATAATGTCTAACATACTAAGCAATGACTTAATAGAATCGTTCAGTACAATGACTTATGAGGACGTGGATAGTGCGTTTAAGGTTGGTGTTCGTACAGGTGACCAATATGCAGTAAACCCGAAGACATGGTTTATATGGCTTAATGTTCGTAAGAAAAAGAATGGTTTAAAAATCAATAAGCTATTCCAAGAGAAGCAAGCTATTCAGATTGAATATAATTCCTCTAATACAGATAGGTATGCGGATCATAAAGAATATGTATTGAATGTGGTTGTAACCAAATACGAAGAATGGCTTAACTTTAAAGAGCCTCAAAGCAGGTTTGGAAATGCTTTTAAATTGTCTGGCGTTAAGATGCAGTATGAATGGTTTGAAAAGAACGGATTTATAAATATAACTCCAGAAGATGCTGCAACTTTAAGGCGAAGAGTAAGAGGTTCTATCAAGCACGAAAACGGATCTTCTACAACGTTAAAATATAAGATTGATAATGCTTGTAGGGAGCATTTAATAAACGAACTATACGCAGAATTAAAAGAAGGTAAGGTAAACCTAAGAGAGCAAGCGATTGAAATATTAAACGAAAAGACATGAAATCAGATGAAGACAAATTACAAGCAGCCGTTGTTGCGTACTTAAAGCTAAATTATAATGCTTTATATTGTGCCTCTCTCGGTGGGCAGTATCAGAAGTATGATTCCCAAAGATTGAAGGCTAAACGTACTGGATATAAAAAGGGTTTTCCAGATTTATTTATCTACGAACCTAAAGGTTGTTATAATGGATTAGCTATCGAGTTAAAAGCTTTGGGAAGCTCACCCTTTAAGAAGAATGGTGACTATAAAAAGGATTATGGTATAGGTGGTAAACGATACAGTCAGACTGAATGGATAGAGAACCTTAGATTGCGAGGTTATAAAGCAGAGTTCTGCACAGGCTTTGATGATGCAAAAGAAAAGATTGATAATTATTTCAGTATGTAATTAGTTCAATTCAAAAAAATACTTTAAATTAGCCAAATGAGAAACAAGATAAGAATTATGCCACCTATAAATAAGCAAACATCGTTTGAATTAATGTTTGGTTATGATGGAATAGAGCCAAAGAAAGCACAAAAAGCCTTAGTATATGAACGTAGTAAGGGTAAGCTCAACGGACAAAGTATTTAGAGAGCAAGCTACTTGAACGCTGCACACAAGTCCTATCGAAATCTGAAAAGGTTTAATTTTAACACGATAGGCAAATCTACGAGAGGTGACTGCGTGAGTGTTACTAAATCAACTTAAACCATAGGGGTTTAAAGATCAGCATGGGGGCGATGGGGATTGCCTCCATAGTGGGTTAAAACAAGACTAAGAGATGAAAGACGAAAAGAAGAAACCAACAGAAGTAGCCGAAGCAATGTTTGAATCATGGATTGTTGATTTAGAAGATAAGGATCAGCCAGAAAATTGCTCAATTGACAACGAAGATTGCGAAGCTTGTGGATCCTAGTATAGAACAGAAGGTGTGTGCTAAGATATTAGAACGTGCCAAGATGGGGAAAAACAAATACGGCACTACAATGGAGCGTACAGACCTATCAATTGACGAGTGGTTAACTCATGCACAAGAGGAAGCTATGGATTTGTCAATATATTTAGAGAAAATAAAAAGCGAGATAGCTTTAATAAGAAAATAATTACCTATATTAGCAACATATTCAAACGTAGTTGTTTTGTAAGGGGGTGGAGCTTGAAACCTTCATCCCCTTTTTTTATAACTACAAATTAAAACAACTACTATGAAAGGATTAATTAACAGAGTAATATTACAAGGTGTTAAAAAAGGAAAGAAAGTACACGTTATTAGACGTTACTTGGCTATTCATCACAATATAAAGGTAGGGCATAGAGTTATGCTAACACGTTATGGTAACATTAAGAGAAGATATTGCAGCACGTTATAAAGAGATTTATGATTTAGCTTTTAAAATTACTAAAGGCAATGACATAGATGCTCAAGACCTTACACAAGAGATTTATATTATTCTTCTGGAGTATGATGAGGTTAAATTACAGTCTATTGTTGATAACGGGCATCTTATGTTCTGGCTTGCACGTGTTATGATTAACCAATATAGGTCAACTACTTCACTCTTTCAACGCAAGCATCACCCGAAGCTGATAGATGAGAATGCAATCATTGCAAACTTAGAAGATGTTGTTGATGATAGCCAAGAGATAAAAGAATATAGGCTTGCTAATATAGCGAAGGCATTAAGCAAGCACCACTTTTACGATCAAATTATATTCAGCATATATTACGATGGTAAAGGAACTGTAAGAGGTTTAGCTAAAGCAATGAACATCTCACCAACTTCTATCTTTAAAACTATAAAATCTGTTAGAACTAGTATAAGGGATGAAGTTAAAAACAAGTGATAGAACTTACAATGAGAGGATAAGTCTATGCAACGCCTGTCCTCACTTTCGTAAGTCTTTAAGCCAATGTAAAAAGTGCGGTTGCTTTATGAAGATAAAAGCAAAGATTGCATTCACTCGATGTCCAGTAGGTAACTGGGAAAGGGAAAACGACTTAACTAAAGATCAACTATCTATATTGAAAAGATTACTAAATCAGATAGGTACAGACAAAATAACGCACAACGATAACATAGGAGTGACCAACCTATACAATGAAATCTTCGGAATGAATAAGCAAGCCTCTAAATGTGGTTCTTGTGTAGCTCAAACGATTAAGGAACTAAGAGAAGTACTTGCAGGATATGAAGATTGAAAGTAGAAAGATAAGTGAATTAAAGTTTGCTGAGTATAATCCTAGAACTATAAGTAAGAAACAATTTAAAGACCTTGTAAACAGTCTTAAAAAGTTTGGCTTAATAGATCCTATTATTATTAATTCATCTAAGGATAGGCATAATATAATCATAGGAGGGCATCAACGCTCACGTGCTTGGCTTGAATTAGGAAACGATACTATCCAATGTGTAATTCTTAATCTACCTTTAAAGGATGAAATGGAGCTTAACCTTAGACTGAACAAGAACGGGGGGAAGTTTGATGATGATTTACTACTTAACTATTTTGATGAAGAACTATTATTCGAAGTAGGATTTAGCGAGAACGACTTTAATATTAACCTTGACAAATACGAAGACAATACTTTAGAGAATGAAACTAAAGATGTTTGCGAATGTTGTGGTGAAAAGATTTAATTATGTCAAAAAAAGAAAAATTAGCATTAGCTTATAAGGTAGCTGAACGTTTAAAATTATTGCCTATATTAGATGAGGAAATAGACGCTTTATTTTGCAGCTTACAATTAGTAAGAGAAGAAGATCTAAACAACTAACTATGCACATACCAATACTAATATTTGTAACGCTCGTTTGCATCTCGATTATAGTTGAAAATTATATAAGACATAATCCGTAATGAAAGCCCATACCAAAACCTATCTCGAATACTTCAACTTTGATGAGTTGGATTATATACCTTGTGAAGTATGTTCAAGTCCTGCACAAGACATACACCATATAGAAGCACGTGGAATGGGAGGAAGTAAAGTAAAGGATTATATCGGTAACCTGCAAGCGGTATGCAGACCTTGCCATATTAGGTATGGGGATAAGAAGCAATACAAAGAAATGCTAGTAGAAATACATTTAAACTATATGGATAAGTATGGAGTTATATAAAGGTGATTGCTTAATTGAAAGCGATAAAATAGAAAGTGGTAGCGTTGATTTAATATTAACAGATTTGCCTTATGGAAATATGAATACCGATGGAGGGCGTAAACTAGGGATTAACGGATGGGATTTAGCAATAGACCCAAAGAAAGTATTTGATATTGCAAACCGCATATTAAGAAAGAGCGGTAAAATGATATTGTTTAGTCAAGAACCTTATACGACTAAATTAATAACGGAAGCAATGCCAAACATACCATTTAATTATAGAGCGACTTGGGAAAAAGATAATTTTGCAGTTGCTTTAGGTGCTAAAGTTAATATGGTATCTTTTACTGAAGATGTACTTGTATTTAGCAAGAACCACGATACAGAAGCAATACACGAATTAAGACATTATTTTAAAATAGTGATGGACTTTATAGGGTTAAACTTAAAGCAAATTAATACTAAATTAAGGCATAGAAGAGCAGAACATACTTTTTACATAGATAGTACACAATATGGTTTATGCACTGAAAAAACATACTTAGAACTGATTGAAGTTTTTGGAATTGATAAAATGCAAGGCTTTAAAGAATTTGCAGAACTTAAAGAAATAGATAACGAATTTAAAAAGAAGTTTGCAAGCACATTTAATTTATGGGAAGGCAACAAATTTAAAAGTAACATTCTAAAATACAAAAAGGATTATACAGGACACCACCCAACGCAAAAGCCTGTATTATTGTTGGAAGATTTAATTAAAACATTTAGCAATGAATCGGATTTAGTGGTAGACTTAACAATGGGTTCAGGTAGTACGGGTGTAGCTGCAAAGAATCTTAATCGTAATTTTATAGGTATAGAGCAAGACGAAAAGTACTTTAATATTGCAGTAAAAAGAATAAACAATGAGTGAAAATAAAGAACAAAACAGAACAAAACTAGCTAAAATTCAGATGCTCAATGCTTTAGAGAAAACTCTAGGAATTGTTACAGGTGCTTTAAAGATAGCAGACATAACGAGGACTACTTATTACTCTTGGTTAAAGTCAGATGAGGTCTTTGCAGGTAAGGTTAAAGACTTAGACAACTTAGCTTTAGACTTCGCAGAGAGTAGCTTAATGAAGCAAATAAAAGAGGGCAACCATTCAAGTACTCAGTTTCTTTTAAAGAATAAAGGAAAGGCTAGAGGGTATGGAGATAAGCTTGATATTACAAGCAATGACGAAGCGATTAAAATACATATAGATCTTGGAAATTAATCCAGACTTTACATCTAAACAGAAGGAGTGTTTAAGATTCCTATTCGATGACCATACCAACGAAGTTTTATTTGGTGGGGCTGCTGGAGGTGGGAAGTCTTGGGTAGGTTCTGCTTGGCTTGTGACTATGTGTTTGCGTTATCCTAAGACACGTTATCTAATGGGGCGTTCTAAGTTAGATGCTTTAAAGAAGACTACCTTAAACACGTTCTTTGAAGTTTGCGGTGCTTGGGGTTTAAAGTCTGGAGAGCATTATACTTTTAACGGATCGAGTAATATTGTTTCCTTCACTAATGGTTCTGAGATTATACTAAAGGATTTATTTCTTTACCCATCAGATAGAAATTTTGATAGTTTAGGATCTTTGGAAATTACAGGAGCGTTTGTAGATGAGGCCAACCAAGTAACTCATAAGGCAATTAATGTAGTACAGTCTAGAATCAGATATAAACTAGATGATTACTCAATTATTCCAAAGCTTCTAATGACTTGTAATCCTGCTAAGAATTGGGTTTATACTGAATACTATAAGCCTGCTCAACTCGGGACCTTAAAAGACTATCGACAGTTTGTGCCAAGTCTGGTAACTGATAATCAATTTATCTCAAAGCACTACGAAAAGCAACTAAGTAAATTAGATGAGGTTTCAAAGCAACGTTTGCTATTTGGTAACTGGGAATATGATGCAGATTCAGATTCATTAATTGATTACGATTCAATACTAAACCTATTCACCAACAAGGGAACAGAAGGAGAAAAGTATATTAGCTGCGATGTTGCACGTATGGGAGAGGATAAATCCGTTGTTATGTTGTTCGAAGGGCTGCAGGTGGTAATGATTAAGACCTTTGATAAGAATACTATTACAGAACTAGCTGAGTACATTAGAGAGCTGCAAAAGAACCATCAAGTAAAGCTAAGTAATATCATTGTGGATAGTGATGGTGTAGGTGGTGGCCTTCAAGATGTACTCAGATGTAAAGGATTTATAAATAACGCTTCACCAATCAAAAAGGAGAATTACCAGAACTTGAAAACTCAATGTTATTATAAGTTAGCTGATTTAATTAATAAAGGCCAGATTGGCATAAGTGTAATTGATGCTGATAAGCGTAAACTAATTACAGAAGAACTAGAGCAAGTACGATCCAAAGATATAGATAAGGACGGAAAGCTAAAGATAGTTCCTAAGGATGTAGTAAAAGCGGTAATAGGTCGCTCACCTGATTACTCAGATGCTTTAGCTATGAGAATGTTTTACGAAGTTAAGCCTAAGATTGGGCGGTATAATGTTAGGTAATTTAATTAAGTCATAAATAAACACAATTAGATTTGGTAGTATCGAAATGTTATCTATCTTTGTAGGGAACAAAACGACAAACGATATGACAACTTATAGAGAATTAACATTAAACGAAACTATAAAATTTAGAAACACTAAAAACAGATATGATTTGTATGATTTTTTAAGCAGTGTTGAAGATATGGTTTATAGAGTAGAAAATAAAAATGAAACTACGGGTGAAGGATTCTCTAAATTGTACTCTTCAAAATTAGACAAATACGAATTAGCCGAAGCCTTAAATATAGAGCATATTAAAGTAGATAGAGTAAAAGGGTAGATACTAATTATATTCCCCCCGCTAAGCCTTCCAATACGGAGGGCTTTTTTTATGCCTAATAATTTGGTACAAAACTAAGATATTTATATTTAATAGTATATGAAGTTAACCATCCCAACAGATTTAAGTGACATTACATTAGGGCAACTGCAAGCACTAACCAAACTAGAGGCTACACCTCTCAACGATTTAGAGCGACAGAAGCAAACGATTGAACTACTTACTTCCATCGATAGGAGTACTATTGATAAGGTTAAGCTAGGAGATTTAAACGATGTGTATGGCAAGCTTTTAAGCCTATCGAAAGCAAGTGAAGGTTTACATCAGTTCGTTAATATAGATAATGTTAAATATGGATTCATACCTAACCTATCCGATATTAGTACGGCTGAGTTTGGAGACTTGGACACGTTATGTCAAGACCTTAACGAGAACTTGCATTTGATTATGGCTATATTGTATAGGCCTATCGACAAAGAAGCGAACGGAAAGTATAGTATTGAAGCTTACGATGCTGATTTAGAGGAACGCTCTAGGTTATTCAAGAAGAAACTAAAAGCTAATGTAGTTAATTCTGCTATCCTTTTTTTTTGGAGTATCGGAAACGACTACTTGACAGATTTACTAACCTCTTTACAGGAGGATCAGGAAACCAAAAGCAGCAATCATTCGGTAAAAAGTGGGGTTGGTATTCAATCCTAATGAGTTTATGTAATGAGGATGTATTAAAAATTGAGGAAGCAGGGCAATTAAGCATTGAACAAGCATTCACTTTTATGAGTTATAAACAAGACCAAGAGAGAGTAAAGAAATGAAAACATTTAAAGCAGTTGTAAATCAATTTAAGGCGGTATGTGAAGCACATAAGCAGCTTAACTCGTTTACGTTTGGCGATATATTCTCAGTAGATTTAAGTAATGAAATGGACTTTGCAAAGGCTCATCTAGTTGAGCAACCTGCAACTATTAATAATAGAGACTTCGTATTTACCTTTGATTTGCTTGTGATGGATTTGGTGGCAGCAGATGGATCAAATGAAACGGATGTGCTAAATGATACCTTCTTGATAGTATCGGATGTTTATAGAGAGTTTAAGTCTGGTATTGCTAAGTCTACCTCACCTATGACATCAAGAGATTTTGTA